TAACGACCACGTTGCGGTGATTAAACACTACGACCAAGTTCGCAAGCTCACCGACCAGATCAAAGAGGCGCGCGAAGCCCTAGACGAAATGGAGAAGAAGCTGAGCCGCGAGCAGGTGCCCGAAGCGATGCGGGGCGCTGGAATCAAAACAATCACCATCGAAGGCGTGGGGCGGGTGTCCTTGTCGAACCGCTGGTCGTGCAGCATGCTCGACAAGCAGCTCGGCTTTGACTACCTGCGCGCCAACAATGCTGAGGGGCTCATAATCGAAACAGTGAATTCGCAGACACTAGCCGCATATGCGAAGGAGCTGAGCACAGAGAAAGGAGTTGAACTGCCGGCGGACGTATTCAAAACGAGCATCATGACAATCACGTCAATCACAAAGGCATGACACATGGCTAAGAAGGAAGTAGCGACCAATCCCGCCAACGGCGGGATTCCCGCCCATCTGCACGGATTCGCTAAGGCAAAGATCGGTAACATCGATCGCACCGATCTTGTAATCCCCCGTATCAAGCTCCTGCAGGCGCTTTCACCGGAACTGACGGAGTTCAGCGAAGCCAAGGTCGGCACGTTTTGGCACACCATCGCAAACCAGAACATGGGGGCCGAGCTGCTGGCGATTCCAATCGTCATCAAAAAGACGTATGTCCTGTGGGCACCGCGTAACGATGATCGGGGCATTCTCGCCCGCGCGATGGACGGAATCCACTGGGACCCGCCAAACGCTGAGTTCACCGTCAAGCCGAAGGGTAGCTCCCAATCGGTGACTTACCACACCAAAGAGACGGTCGCCGAAAGTGGGCTGGATCTGTTCGGATCCAGCGTTCCCGGCGATTCGCAATCGGTACCGGCGGCAAGCCTCACATACAACATGCTGTGGTACTTGCCCGAGTTCCCGGACCTCAGTCCTTCGGTGATCATCAATACGAGGAGCAGTATCAAGCCGATGCAACAGCTCCTGTCGAAGATCGACTCCAAGCCCGTTGCCCATTTTGTGCAGCAGTATAAGATCGGCATCGTGATGGCGAAGGGGGCCGAGGGGCCATACTACAACTACGTTTATACCGGGGCTGGCTTCGCCGATGAGCACGAAGCGAAGACGGCAGCTGCGATGTATCAGCGGTTCAAGGAGGCGGCGTGGCAGGCAAACGAGGAGGACGCCGACGTAACCGAGGATGCCCGGTCAACGCGCGAGCGGGTTGAACCGAACGCCAACATGGCCAGCAAATTCTGATCGCGCGACGCGGTACCATCACCCCCTGAACACCGCGCCGCCGAAGGCGGGATCGGTTTCCCATGGCCGGTCCCGCCGCTTTCAAGGGAGGGTAAAATGCCCAGTGTTGATCCAGAACTAGCGCTGCGAATCGTACTGGAGAGCCCTATAATTGCCTTCGACACCGAAACTACGGGGCTCACAGTTAAGGACAAAGTGTGCGGATGGGTGATCACTAATGAGGACCATTCAGTATATGTTCCTGTTAGGCACGCGGCGGGCGGCAACATACCAGACGCCGAAGGATTCGAAAACCAGCTCTACTTGGCCTTCTACCGACGTTACCTTAATGGGCTTCGTACTGTCGGCCATAATGTGGGTTTTGATCTTCGGGCTGCTGGTCGCACTAACGTGGTTATTGCAGGCCCCTTAGAGGATACAATGATCAATGAGGCACTTATTGACGATCGGACACTTGGCTACAGCCTCGAAGACTGTGCCGCCAGACACAACGTTGTCGCCAAAAGAGGAGCCGAACTATACGCAGCAATGGCGGCGCGTTTTGGCGGACTTGCCGACCGAAAACAGATGCAGCACTTTTCGAAGATGCCTGGCGACGATCCGTTCGTGGTGGATTACGCCACGGGAGACGGAACCACCACCCTCGAACTATGGAAAAAGCAGCAATCCATCCTCGATCGAGACGATTTACGCCGTGTCTGGCGGCTGGAATGCGACTTACTGCCTTACCTCGCGCGAATGCACGCCCGAGGGCTCCGAATTGACGCCGAGTACTCCGAAAAAGTAGCGAGCGATATCAAGGTTGCCATCGAAGAGTCGCAAAAGAAATTCCCGCTAGGGTTCAACGCCCGGTCGCCGAAAGACGTGGAGGGATTATACCGTGCAAATGGTTATGGCGACGCAGACTTCAGTCGCACTGAGCAGAAAGCGGTGTCTTTCCGAGAGAAGTGGCTGGAATCTAACGATATCGGACTATCGATCCTTGCGGTTAGACGCTTGGAAAAAGCCCGAGACTCATTTATCAAGCCATTGGTGGATACGCACAATTTCGGTGGTCGTGTCTTCCCAGTCCTCAATCAGTCTAAGTCTGACGACTACGGTGTTGCCGGTGCGCGGTTGTCCTGCTCTGAGCCCAACTTGCAGGCGTTTCCGAAGAGGAACATCGATATAGGGCGAGTTGTTCGAAGACTAGTGATTCCAGACGACGGCATGCTGATCGAAGAGGCCGACGCCAAGCAGCAAGAGCCTCGCATGTTCACACACTACAGCGAAGAGCCGGCACTGGTTGAGGGATACCGAAACGGCACGATGGACATGCACGACAGGGCCAGCGAAGTGCTGGGGCTCGACCGGGAAGTAGCCAAGCGGCTCGGAATGGGCATGCTTACGATGATGTCTGTTCCGACGCTGGCGGGCCACATGCGTTGGGACATAGAGCGGGCGAGGGAAGCGCACGGCGCGTTTCTCACCAACGCCTTCCCCAAGATCAAGGAAATGCAGCAGACAGTCATGTCCGTCTTTCGGCGACGGGGTTACATCAAAACTATGCTCGGCCGTCGCGCTTATTGCGACGATCCGAAATTTGCGTATCGTGGCGTGAGTCGGCTCATTCAGAATAACGGCGGCGACCATATAAAGATGTGCATTCTCCGCGCCAATCAATATGAAGACGCGCACCCCGATCAGATACAGATGCTGTTATCCATTCACGACTCGCTCCTGTGGCAGCGCGAACCCAACCACGACCCTGCCGAATTAATCAAGTGGATCGAAGACGTACCCACTCAAATGGGCCTGATCGTGCCCATACCTTTCGGCCTTGGAAGTGGGCCTGATTGGGCTCGCGCGTCGTATGGAAGCAAATTAGACAGGTACGAAGAGTAACTTGACACGGAGGTACGGACGTGCTATGATCGACATACTCAAGATGCATGCGGAAATGACCAAAGGTCTGTTCGCGCCGTTCTCGTCTGCTGACGAGCGATATCTTGCACTTTGCCTGTGCGGCGAAGCGGGCGAACTTGCCAACTTCATCAAAAAGCGCTGGCGCGAAAACAGCAAAAACTATACCGAAGAAATCAAGGACGAGATAGCCGATGTGCGGGTTTATCTCGAGCTGCTCGCCGCATGTTTCGGTATCGCAGGGGAGAAGCTTGATGAGCAGGTTCAGAGCAAACTGGCGAAAGTGGTAGCGAGGCGAAAAAATGCCATACCGCGAAGGTGACGAAACCGTATCGTTCGAGGGAAAGATTGAGGTCACGACAGCGAAAGCACACCTCGTGTTTCCCACGATGGGGCCAGAGCAAGTGTGGGTGCCGAAGAGCCAGTTGGTGAAGATGTCAGAACCTGACGGCGACGGGCTGCGAGTTTTCACGGTCACGGAATGGTGGGCCAGTAAACAGTCGGGGTTGGTATGATAGAATCTCATTTCAAGGACCTAGTAATCCGAGAGATTCGCAAAGAAGGTGGTTACGCTCGCCGAATAGAGGACAGATTTTCGGTGGGCATGCCGGATATGTTCCTAATCCCAAAGTTGTGCCCCGTTATGTGGATAGAAGCGAAGATTATACCGGGGAACCTACTCAAACCGCGTCCCCGCCAGTTTGTTGAACTACAGCGGCTCTACCGGCCGCCTCATTGCACCACTTACATGGTCGGATGGAAAGATAACGTGATTTACATCGCGCCACCCGACATGTCAGTTCACGTCGAATCGTGCACCAAGCAAAATCCCGGCGAAAGCGTAGGCGATCTTATTCGGCGGGCATTTAAAGGAGAAACGAGTGACCGAACCTAAACAGGCAACGCTAGTATTGGAAATGGCCCTTAACGCAGTCATAGACGGAGCCAAGAAACACGGCGACACACAAAAATCGTTCACCATGATAGCAGATTTGTGGACCGTGTATCTTCAAGCAAGAAGGGTTATAACCGCCCACGACGTGGCGGTTATGATGTCGCTGCTCAAAATCGCGCGGGCCGCCTACAGTTATAGCTTCGACAACTACGTCGACGAGGCGGGTTACACCGCGCTCGCCGCAATGCTTCACCCACAAACAACACACGCGGGCAAACCAAATGAGACTGTTTAAGGATACCGGCGTCCACGTCATCTGCGACGGCCAGTTCGGCTCTACGGGGAAGGGGGCGCTCGCTTCGTTCCTAGCGCGCGAGGCCGTCGAAACTAGTATGATTCAGTACTTTCAAGGCGTGATCACCAACGGGGGACCGAATAGCGGGCACACCAGTTATTGGGGGCACGCGAAAATTATACTAAAGCAACTGCCCACTTTCGCTGTTCAGGCCCACCTTATGGGTTACACGATCCCGGTGTTCCTGTCGGCGGGCGCTGTCATAAACCCGGACGTCCTGCGCTTCGAAGCCAACGCTTACCCCCAAATTCCAATACATGTTCATCCCCAAGCAGCAGTTATTCATAACATGGACCTTGTGTTAGAACAAACCGGTCCGATTCGCGACATCGCTTCGACGCAGAGCGGAACAGGATCAGCCATCGCCAGCAAAGTGTACCGACGCCCCGAAGCTGTCGCCAAAAACGCGCTGCGCGACATGCCCCGAAACGTGGTGATATCGGACATTCGCTTCAAACCTGACAGCCACGCCTATTTCATGGAGATATCGCAGGGATTTTCGCTGGGAATCAACTCCGTGTTCTATCCCCACGTAACCAGCCGCGAGTGTACGGTTATGCAGGGCATCGCTGACGCCCGAATACCGCCTCGCCACGTTGCTGTTACTTACATGTGTGTCCGCACGTTTCCAATCCGCGTGGGGAACCTCGGCTCCCATTCCAGCGGCGATTGGTACGAAGATCAGGAAGAGACGTCGTGGGACGATCTCGGCATCGATCCCGAATTGACGACCGTTACACAGCGAATTCGTAGAGTGGCCTCGTTTTCAATTAGGCAATATTGCGATGCGGTGTATGCCAACGATCCGGATTGGGTAGCAATCAATTTCCTGAACTACCTCAACGAAAAGAATCAGGCAGAATTCATGGACAGCTTAATGGAAGCACGGGCAATATTCACCAAGAATCACGAGTTCCTTGGCGGCTTCGGCCCACACGCTTCACAGTGGAAGGTGTTGTAATGGATATCTTCAGCGAACTGGACACGCGTCTTTCGGTGGTGCCGCGTTGGGTAATTATCCCTACACTTCAAAACCAGTCAGTGGCGGAGCATTGCTTCAACGTAGAACGAATAGCCCGCCGAGTAGCGGAGCAATGGTTCAGCATTAGGGACACCGAAAGGCTAGACAGAATTTCGCAGCTCGCGCTCCACCACGACGATGACGAAGCCCTAACGGGGGACATTCCCTCCCCCGCAAAACACATCCTCAGCGAAGAGTGGCTTGACAGCCGCGCCCGCCTGTGGTACAATGCCTCTAGTCCACTGCGGGACATCGTGAAGCTAGCAGATTACATGGAGATGT